GGTCACTTCCTTTTCGAGGAACCGACTCAATCGCTTGAGCACCGTCAATCGTTTCGAGTCAGGCATCATCGAGTCGCCTCCCGAGGTAGTGGGCGAAACGATTGGCGAGTTGCGCCGTCACCTGGTCAGTCGTGTCTTCAGCGACAGTCCGGTACACCTGACCGACCGAAGGACCATACAGCAGGTAAAGACTCCCGCCGATGCCGACCATATCGTTCTTGTTCCGGACGCGCTCGCCTTCCTTCAGGCGAATAGCCAGACCGATATTCGCATTCTCCGCGCTCACCACGGCGTTGCCACGGCGCAACCGCATGAAGAACCCGCCGCGAATCTGCTTCGCCCCGCTTGCCGTCCTGACGCGAACCCGAGGCGGCGTCCGCTGCCGGCCGAAATGCGGCGTACCTTGCGAGAAGCGCGCAAGACTCGTAGGGCGGTCGCGGCCAGTGACGATGGCTTCCAGGTCATCCGGCCTCGCATGCTTACGGACCGCGAGCCGCCCACCATCAAGGTAATCCGCCTTGAAATTGATCTTCCTGCGGATTTGCTGCGAACCGATCTTGCGTGCAAAGACGGCAGTGTCGTTGATCGCATCCGAAGCAGACGGCTCGACCGACGCCCCCATGATCTTGATGAGGCGCTCGAACTCCAGGATTCCGGTTGGCTCGATGAAATAAGTCATGGTTGGGCCTTGACTTCCGCAACAACGCAACGTGCGTAGCGAACGCGCTTGAGATCGTCGATCACGTTCTCGATCCTATACACACGACCACGGCCGAAGTCGACGGTCTGCGAGGGATCGGGAACCCACTCTTGGGTGTCGAACACAAGCATGGTCTTCCCCTCAAGGGAGAAGGCGTACCCTTCGCGGTCGAGATCGCCGAACGCCCTACTGTCGGTATTGAAGAGGCGAACCCCTGCGTTGCCGACAGTAACGCCCTCGACGGAAACAATGGCCGGCAACGCGAATTTCGCGTGTATCGCTGCACGCGAGTTATCACGAATTTCGTCGAGGCCGGCCATCTTCGCTTCGTCCAGGTTCGATCAGGTGTTGAAACCGTCGCCGCCAGTAGCAACGGCAGGCTTGCCGGCGTCGGCCTTGGTATGCTCGATCGAGACTCCGGCCTTCTTGCCGGACTCTTCCGAGCGTTCGGGCTTCGCGAGCTTGATCGCCTTCTTCTTCAGCAGGCTCTCGACCTGTTCGTCGCCGAGCGTCTTGACCTGATCCTTGGTCAGCACCGAGCCTGGCTTGATCGCTTCGAGTTGCTTGGTGAACTCGTCCTTGTACAGGATTTCGTGGTTCGCCACGTACTGCGAGGACTTGTCGTCCATTGTGTTCTCCTTCAGCGCATTCTTGATTCTAGGTAACACCCGGCAGCCGTATGGCTGCCGGGAGCTTGGTTACAACGATACCGTGGGATCAGCCCAGGACCGCAACGCTCATGGACGCATCCGGACGACCGGGAATCATCAGCGGGGCGCTCTGCGTCATCACGTAGATGCCGCTCGGGTCTTGCTGCTCCCACATCTTCGGGAACTTCGCCAACGGCTGCCAGTTCGCACGGTTGTCCATGATCGCGCCGAAAGCACGCACGCCCTCGACTTCGCCGGTCAGCACGACCAGGCCATCGGCCACGAACGGCTGCTCGATGCCGTCGTTGTTCTCGTACACGTCGTTGTAGACCCACACCTCGACGCCGCCGGGGATGTCCATGACCTTGTAGGCCACTTCACCCGAAGCATTGGCGCGTTCGGCGGTCGCCAGCGAACCACGGCGGGTTTCGAGGATGTCCTGCGTTTCCTGCGCCGCGAAGAACGCCACCTCGGCCGAAGGCGTCAACGTCACGCGCTTCAGTCGACGACCGGAGCGATGCAGCATCTCGTTCGCCCACGACTTGATGTCGGTGATCGGCGTCGCCGTGGTGGGTTGGTTCCAGCGGGCAGTGCCGGTCAGGACTTTCGTGTTGGCCGAGTTGCGTCCGAAGCCAACGGTCACGGACGGGTAGTTCTCGCCCTCGACCGTCACCATGCCCTTCACCACCGCTTCGCACGCCATCCATTCCAGGCGGCGGTCGATCATCTCGCTCTGATCCAGCAGCGTGTCGGCGACGATGGCGTCGTTACGTTCGGCCGGGGTCAACGAACCACCGATGTCCTCGCCCGCGCGGCGACGGAAGTTGCGGGCCGGATCGAGCGCGTCCTTCGGCTTCAGGTACGCCGGCTTGAACTTGCGCGTGCTCTCGCGACGCGCGAGCATCGGCTGACCCTGGACGTTCGGTGCGACGAACGGCGCGAGGCGACGAGCCTTGTCCACGACGTCGAAATCGATGAACTCGGAATTCGAGAAGTGGGAGTTGGGGAAGCACAGGTCGAGCCAGTAGCTCGACATGGGCGGGAAGGTACGGATGACGCCAGCGAGTTCGTGCGTCTCCAGGATGTCGAATGCCATTGTTGCGGTCCTCTTCTTGGAATTGCGTGATTGTGGTCAGGTCAAGCGACGATGCGAATTACGCGTCGGCGATGACCAGGGTGAACGCCTGCGTGGCCTCGTTGCCTTCTTCGTCCACGACCTTGAAGACCGGATGGTAGGTGCCGGAAGCCGAAGCGCCGACCGTACCGCTGACGACGCCCGTGTCGGCGTTGACCGACAGACCGGAAGGCAGCGTGCCGCTGTCCAGCGACCAGGTGCGTTCGCCGGCACCGCCCGCGAGCACGGTGTCGAGGTCGAAGCTGTAGGCCGCGCTCTCGGTGCCACCGGGCATGTTGATCGAGCCGGCCTCGAAGGCGAACGGCTGACCGCCGGCTTCGTTGCCGGGACCGACGTACTGCGATTCGTTTCCGGTGCGCTTGTCGCTGTGGAGCAACTTGCGGAAACGAAGCATGCCGGTCTGCGCCGCCTGGACCTGGGCTTCGGTGGTGTTGTCCGGCCACAGGATCGCGTCGATGTTGAACATGCCCGCGACGTAGAGCGCCTTGCGGTAAGTGCCGACCGCGAGTTCGTACGGCGCGATGGCCGCGACTTCGCTGCCGGCAGTCCACGGCACGAAGCCGGCGCTGCCGTCGACCTTGAGCGGCGTGTACTGCGGAATGACGTTGGTGCTGACCGTGATGAGGAAATCTTCGGTCACGACCTGCGGCGTGTCGCCTGCGAAAAGCTGCGGCGGGAGGCCGGTATCTTCGGCATTCGCCCCGCTCGCGATGTGGATTTCGTTACCCATCTTTGTATCTCCGGAAATGGATGAGGTTGTGTTACGACCGGCACGAACAATGATCGTTCGTTCCGCTTACTTCTTGGGGGTGTTGGTCGCCTTGGCGTGCGCAGCGGCGATGCGATTGACGGTCGCCTTGGACTTGTCGGCTTCCTCCTCGCCACCGTCACCACCTGCGCCTGCGGTCTTGCCAGCATCGTCCGCCATCGCAGCGGCGAGCGGTCCGGGCGCACCGGCAGCGGTGGGCTCGGGCGCGTCTTCGGACGAAGCAGCGAGCGTCTTCTTCGCGTCCTCGACCGACATCGACGTGTTGAAAGCGAGGTGGTTGGCGAGCTTGTTGCGCTTCGCCGCCTCCTCGCAATTCAAGATCGCGCCGATGCGTTCCTGCGCGGCCTTTGCACCGGCCTGTTCGCCTTCGGCCTTAGCTTCGTTGCGGGCAGCCTCGATGCGGGCAGCGGCGTCGTCACCACCACCCTCGTTGCCCGTCTTCTTTTCCGGGTTGTCGTTGCTCATCTTCTTGTTTCCTTGGGTTTGGGTGGAGGTGGACACCTCCGCGAGAAACGCAGCGTACGCCTCGCGAGGAGGCATCACAGCGTCGATGAGGCCGAGCTTGAGCGCGTCGTCAGCATCGAACACCGATGCCTCCGTGGCGCGAACAACCTCGTCCTCCAAGCCACGGTTCTTCGACACGAGCGCGACGAACTTGTCGTAACTCTTCTCGACCGAGGCCTGGAATGCCTTGCGTACGTCTTCCGGCAAATCCTGGTACGGATTGCCATCGACCTTGTGCTTGCCGGCGAAGATGTAGGTGGCCTTGATGCCGACCTCCTGCAACATCTTCTCGTAGCTCATGTGCAACATGACCACGCCGATGCTACCGATCTCGGCAGACGGCGCAGCGAACACGCGACCCACGGCGCTCGACAACGAATAGCCGCCGGACAGCGCGCGCGAATCCACCATCGCTGCCATCGGCTTCTTGCCACGGGCTTCGGCGATCATGTCGCACAACTCGAAATTGCCAGCGACATGCCCGCCATAAGAATTGACGTCGAACAGGATTCCCTTGACCTCTTCGTCGCCCATCGCTGCGCCGAAGCGCGAAGCGATGTAGTCGTAGCCGGTCGCCCATCGGTCGCACCACGGATCGCGATGCAACAACGCACCGTACACCGGGATCAAGGCGATGCCGCCTGCGAACACGAAAGGCTTGCCGGACGCAGAATCGTCTGTCCCATAGAGCGTCGCGCAGTACCGTTCGGCCGCTTGCGTCGCCTCCAGGGAGCG